ATATCGTAAGATGAACCGTGATGAAATTCTAATGGCCCATAGAACTCCAATAAATAAAATTGGAACCCCAGAAGGAATTAATTTAGCGGCAGCAAGAGATGCTGACAAGACATTTAAAGAGCAGGTATGTCGTCCAGCACAGGAAAATCTGGAAAAGAAATTAAATAGAATCATTGTGGAAATGACAGACGCCCTTGAAATTAAATTTAATGAATTATCTCTCACAGATGAGGATACCCAATCTAAGATTGATGAGCGTTATTTGAGAATGCAGGTAATTACTCCAAATGAAGTTCGTATTAGAAAAGGCATGGTTTCTCTAGATAGTGGCGATGAAGTCGTAATATTGAAGCCACAGCAACAGGCAGAAATTAGATCCCAGGCAGGACAGACTAGAACCAGGGATTCTGAGAGGGCTGCAAATTCACCAGATAATTCTGGAGAAGGCAGAAATGCTCAGGGGGACGGAAGACAAGTCGAGTAGTCCTACTCAACTATTATTTGCGTTATAGTAAATAACGCTATAAAATTGAGCATATGAATATTGAAAAATCTTTGTGGTCATCTCATGGCGATAATATCAATTTATCTGTGCCATTCACTAAAGTCAACCGTGAAAAGCGCACAGTCTCTGGTTTTGCCACACTTGATAATTTAGATCAAACAGGTGACGTAGTCACATCAGAAGCAAGCATGAAAGCTTTTGAGAGTTTCCGTGGCAATATTCGTGAAATGCATGGACCAACAGCAGTTGGCAAAATGGTTTCATTCAAGCCAGAAACTTATTACGATCCAATGACAAAACAATTTTATAGTGGCGTATATGTAGATGCATATATTTCAAAAGGCGCACAAGACACATGGGAAAAGATTTTGGACGGAACCCTACAAGGTTTCTCAATTGGCGGAAAGATTATTGATTCAGAAAATGAAGTTAACAAGTCAACTGGTAAGCCAGTTCGCTTCATTAAAGAATATGCTCTTATGGAGTTATCTGTAGTAGATTCTCCAGCTAACGAGCTTTGCAACATATTGTCAATTCAGAAAATGAACGGACAACTTATGTTTAAGGGAATGGCAGCAGAGACTGTAACAGAAAATATTTTTTATTGCCAAGATTCTGATTCAGTATTCATTTCTACAGATGCATCTTATGACTCCCCAGTTACAGGTAAGCCTGCAACATTAATCGGATGGGTTGAGAGTAATGATGTTAACAAAGCGAAAGAAATAGATAAGATTCTTGATTCATTTAAGAAATCAAGATTACCGTTGCCTGATACACAAACAATTGCAAAACAGGCAAACGCAGAAGGAGGTAATGAAGTGTCAGAAAACACAGAAAACGTAGCAGTCGAAGAGACTCCTGCTGTTGAAGAAGTAGCAGCACCTGCAGAAGCAGTGGCTGTTGAAGAAGCACCTGTTGCTGAGGAAGCACCAGTTGTTGACGCTCCTGCCGAAACTCTGGAAAAAGCAGCCGACGTATCAGAAGTTGAGGTTGATGAACCTGATTTTGCAAAGATGCTCGGTGATCTTAAGGGATTCTTCTCAGATACACTCGCAAAAGCATCTGAGGCAAACGCAGCTCAAGTTACAACAATTAAAGAAACTGTTGAAACATTCAGCAAGAGCGTAGATACTCGAATTTCAGAATTGGCAGAACAACATGCAGCACTTTCAAAGGCTGTAGAAGATATCAAGGGCACGATTGATGGCGTAGAGAAGCGTGTCGTAGCAGTCGAATCAGAGACTGCAATTAAGAAGTCCTCAGACCTTGGCGGGTCTCAGGAAGTAATAACAAAATCCAAATCAAAATGGAACGGTTCTTTCCTCGGTTCCGTAAATGAACTTTTTAACTGAAAAGGTAGGTGAAAATATAAAAATGAGCAATGAAACACTAGAAAAAGCAGCGGCAACAAATACAGTTATCGCTGGTGTCGGTCAGTCTGCAAGCGGTACATTTGCTTCCACAACAGGTGGAACAGGCGTACATCGTGCATCTGAAGCTGGCAACGGTGGTATCCTAAATCCAGAGCAATCATCTCGATTCTTGGATTACATGTTTGATTCCACTGTAATTGGTAAGGTAGCTCGTACTGTCCGTATGAAGTCAGACACTACCGAAATTGATCGTATTGGTGTCGGAGAACGTCTCATGACAGTCGCAGCAGAAGCAGATAACACTGCAACAAACGCAGCAGTCACATTCTCTAAGATCTCTCTAACGACAAAGAAACTTCGTTTGGATTGGGAGCTTTCAACAGAGTCTCTAGAAGATAATATTGAAGGTGCTGATCTCGAAGATCACATCGCCCGCATGATGGCAACACAGGCAGGTAATGACATTGAAGACGTAGTCCTCAATGGAACAGGTTCTGGTTCTGGCTTAATGTCAGCTTTCCAGGGCGTTGTTGCAAAATCTAAGGCTTATGGTCATGTTGTAGATGCAGCAGGTGCTAACGTATCTCGTGCAGCTTTCAACTCAGCCCTTAAGGCTCTTCCACGTAAGTACAAGCAACGTCGTACAGACCTTCGCTTCCTTGCAGGTTCCAATTTGATTCAGGACTTCCTGTACGCAAATAGCATTGGAACTAACCAAACAATTCCACAAGATATCGCTTCAAGCATTATCCGTGGAGATGTCGCACCACTAGGTGGTCCATCTGGTTATGTGGCTCCATTCGCATTCGGTATTCCGATTGTTGAAGTTCCACTTCTTCCAGAAACACAAACTGGTGATTACACAGGCGCAACAGGTTCACATGGTGACATCCACTTGACATTCCCAAATAACGTAGTTATTGGTATCAAGCGTGACGTTACAGTTTACCGTTTCTTCTGGCCACGTAAGGACTCTATCGAGTACACAATGTATACTCGTGTAGGCGTTCAGATCGAGCAAGCAGACGCATGGGTAGTTGTTAAGAACGTTAAGGTCGCTTCCTAATTTATAGGATTTAGATCTGCAAAAAAGCCCCCTAAATTAATTTTTGGGGGGCTTTTCATTTAAATTTCTTAATGCTATAATTGATTGACGAGAATAAGGAGATTTACATGTCATTTGAGACATTAAAAGTATCTGAACTAAAAAAGGTAGCCGAGGACTTCGGAGTTGAAATCGACGGCTTAAAAAATAAAACAGACATAATTGCAGCGCTCTCAGAAGAGGGAGTCACCTGGGCGGTATATCAAAAGACCGTAAACGATTTAGAAGAGGCAGAAGACATGTCAGTAGAAGTTCTTCCTAAGTTTGATCCTAAAAAGGAACAACCAGAAGATACAGTTTTAGTTAAAATGGAAAGAGATAATTTCCGTTATGACATTCAAGGGTTTACATTTACGAAAGAGCATCCATATATTGCTATGAATAAAGAGCAGGCCCAAGCAATTTTTGACAAGGAGGCAGGTTTTAGATTAGCAACCCCTAAAGAGGTTCAGGAGTTCTACCACTAATCTAAGCCTATAAAATGGCAGAGATATTAATTAAGAGTCAGTCACCAATTACTCATCAGGTTTTCTGGAATGGTGATATTGCTATACCAGATAATATTCCAGTAGCAAAATTGTATGACATAACTAATGATCCAGCAATTAGTCCTCCCATTAGCCCAACACATTTATTGGCATCATTAACTTCTGTGGCGGACGAAAATAACCCTGGCACATATACAGTTAATATTCCATATCAATATACAAACCGAAATAAGACTCTAAGACTTGTATGGGAATATGAAGTTAGTGGAACAGAGGTTGAAAGATCTGATGAAGTATATGTTGTAACTCCATATGTTGATTTTAACCATGTCCAGGATCTTGGCTTTAGCATGGATTCTTCAGATCCAAATTATAAGTCATATAAAGAACTTATTCGTGCTGAAAGATATGCTCGTAAACAAATAGAACAATATACTGGTCAAAATTTTTATTTGTATGATGACCTATATGTTGTTTATGGTTACGGGTCAGACATACTCCCTTTGCCAGCAAAATTAAACGATTTGCACGAGCTATACGCAAACGATGATTTACTTTTAGATAATATAAATGAAATAAATAATTTAAGCTATAATGTTTTAATATCAGAAAGCGGATACGGAATAAGAATTGATCGTTCTAGCATAGTTGATAATACTGTATATGTAGCAAACGGAATGGTTCCTCCATCAATATATGATATCAATGGAGTATTTCAAACTAATGTGCCATATAAAGTTCAAGGTAAATTTGGTTGGGAAAAAGTTCCAGATGAAGTCGAACTTGCAGCCATAGAACTTATGAAAGATTACTTTGCTAAGGACACCGTATGGAGAAACAAATATATTAAGAACATCTCTACATTTGACTGGGATTTCGAATACACTTCAGAAGCATATGCTGGTACTGGTAACGCATACGCTGACAGACTGCTTGCTGACTATGTAATGGTTAGCAAGGTTGAGATAATTTAATGAATGATCTCATAGACTCAGTGTTGTCTATGAAACTAGATGTTTATAGACAGTCAGAAATCCAAGACGCTGATACTGGAGCAATTAAGCGTGAATGGAATTATCACAGAACTGTAGATTGTCACGCAAAAGGCGTAATTAGCAACTCAGCAACAACTAGATCTAGCGATAAGCAGGTCTTTAGCAATAAGTATATGAATGATCAGATTATTCAAGTTAGAACATCTGAAAAACTTACTATGCGTGAAAAGGTAACAAATGTTAGAGATGCAAAAGATAATGTTATCTGGGCAGAAACAAATTTTCCAACAGAAACCCCAACAGTATTTGAAGTAATAGGAACAACTCCAATCACAGATCCTTTTGGAGTAGTGTTAGGATATAACTCATCTATGAAGAGATCGGAGAACCAGCAAATTGGACTCTAGTGTAATGTTGATGCAAGCATCTAGCGGCCTAGAAAGACTTATGGCTGGCAATCAAAGCGGTGTGTTAAAAGATAGCACAGTAGCTCAGATATCTGCATACCTATATTACAATGCCAATGTTATTGCTAAATTAACAGAAAACAAACAGTTTCAAAATCAATTTTCTAAAACAATATTCCAGCAAATAGAAAAAGATTTTGGTGAATATATTGATGCAAAAGCTAGAACTTCTCCTCGATCTTTACATCACGTTTATGAATGGAAAAAGGTTGGAAATAAAAACGGTAGACTTTTTGGACTAAGTCTTATTTCTCAAGATGGACTCTCTTTTAAAATAGCTACTTCTTTTAAACCATCACGCTCACTTGTACCATTAAGCGGAGGAACAAAGCGCAGACATACATTTATAAATAAGGCTAGTGTAATGGAAGCGGGTATGCCATTAAAGATATCTCCTAGAAATGCTACCAGGCTAGTATTTGAATCTGATGGAGAAACAGTATTTATGCCTAAAGGTGCATCAGTTATTGTCAAACGTCCAGGCGGACCTGGAGTAAAGAATCAATACTTTTTAGCACACTCTAGATTTTTTTCAGGACAACTTGTAAATCAATCAATTAAACGATCTGGGTTTCAAAGAATATTTAATGCTGGGATGGCAAAGGCTTTGAGGCTTCCTTCTGGAATTAAAAAAGTTCAATATAAGTTTAGTCCTAATTTAGTTAGAAGTCAGGCAGACGCATCGCTTGCAGCAGCATTTGGAGGTGTTCTATGACAGCTAATTTTAAATTAGACGCAATGTTAGAACTACGTAAATTTTTGTGGAATGAATTAAAGACCCGTAATATATTTGATGACGAAGATTATTGGTCAGATAACCTAAATGAAAATGTAGTCCCAATTGTTCCAGTTCAGCAGACCGCTGAAATGAATCAATTTTTGAGCGGGAAGAAGCATATAGTCTATGACAAGATAGGCATGTCCTATGAGGATAATTGGATGATATGCTGTGAGCAAATCCTATTTACTATATACTCAACAGACTTCTCGGAAATTAATGAGATCAGAAACTTTATGACAGACCAATTTAGACGTATGGATGAATCTGCTAGGGATATAAACAAGTGGTCTGGACTATCAGATAAATTTAAATTCCACTCCATATTTGTAGCAGACATTTCTCCAACTGCACCATCAGAAGAACTTCAAGGGTTCTTTTCTGCAGAGGTCATTTTAGAAATCAAATACTCAAGGATTTTAGACGGCGTGGGTAGATTCCTCTAAGGTTTGCCTTTTGACCCTTTATGGCCTAAAATTAGACTACAAGAGGAAAGAAGCCTAGCCAGCTTGATTAAAATTTAATAGACAGAATTCCAGGAGGTGGAAATAAAAATATGGCACAAAATACAGGTAACGCCAAAAATATTCTCGTAGGTGCATCGCCACTATTCGTTTCGAATCTTGACGTAACATCTAGCTCATATGTAGAAAATGCAGAGCCAGGAACAACAGCAGCAGGTGCGTTCGTATCAGGACAATCTTATACAACAACACTTAATGCTATTACTCCAGCATCTACATTCGCATATCGCAACGTAGGATTTACCAACAATGGTCTTCAGATTACATATAATCCAACATATGATTCAGTAACCGTTGACCAGCTTCTTGATACAGCTAAGCTGTTCAAGTCTGCTATGGAGGTTATGATTGCTACTGAAATGTCAGAAGGTACTCTAGAAAACGTTCTAGTTGTATTCGGACAATCAGATGATCCAACATCAAATACAATTTCAAATACAAATACGATTATTGAAGATGCAGGATTCTCAGCAGGTACAGTAAATACAAAGAAGACACTTGGTCTCGCAGCAGGTGCTCTAGGTATCGCTCCAACAGAGCGTCAGCTAGTTGCAGTTGGACAAGCTCCAACATCAAATGCTACAGGTACTGAGCGTGTATATTATGCACGTCGTGTTCTTTCTGTTCAACAGTCACAGTTCTCTTTGGCTCGTTCTACTCCAACAACATTTCCAGTAACCTTCCGTCTCCTTCCAACCGCTATGAGCGGCTACGAAGGACAAGAGTACGGTAAGATTATTGACCGTGTATTGGCATAATAGCTAAATAAATGTCGGAGGCCCCCGAAAATTCGGGGGCTTTCTGCTTGTATATGTAATACCATTATGTTATAATAATTTAGACTATCCAAGGAGGATAAATTGGCAACTACAGTATATAATGTAGAAGAAATTCAACTACAAAATGGGCAAACAGCAAAGCTCAAACCACTATCAATTAAAGAACTTCGTAAGTTTATGGTAGCTATTCAAAAGACTTCCAATGTAACTACAGAAGACGAAACACTTACAATCCTTATAGATGCATGCGCTATTGCATTAGAAAAACAACTACCAGATCTGGTTAAAGACAGAGAAGCACTAGAAGATGCTTTGGACGTTCCAACAATGAACCGCATTCTTGAAGTTTGCGGAGGAATTAAACTTGACGACCCAAACCTTCTAGCGGCAGCGGTTCTGGCTGGTCAGAACTCGATTTAGCCGCATTAGAAGGAGAAGTTTTTCTTTTAGGTCATTGGAAGAATTACGAAGAACTAGAAGAAAATCTTTCAATGCCAGAACTTATAGCTACGCTAGAAGCAATGAAGAAGAAGGAACACGCAGATAAAAAGTTTCAAGCTTCGCTTAAAGGTGTAGATATAGGAGAATACGAAACAAATGAAGGAGGAACCAAGTTTGATGACATCCGTCTTAGAGCTGCAGGTATAAATGCTAGTTCAGACGACGTGGTATCACTTCAAGGTTCATTTGCAGCAGAAGCTGGATTTGGAATTGGTGCAGGACTTGGATACTCTAAGGAGTAATAACTAAATGGCTGACGAAACAATCAGTACCCGAATAGTCGCTAATGCAGACTTTTCAGCCCTTATCGCCGATGTGCATAAGGTTACTGCCAGCCTATCTAGATTACAAGAACAACTAGCCAACTCTAACAAGATGTTGGCTAATAATGTTGCGTTAATGAACCGCAACTTTGCTGACACATTAAGAAGCACTGGTCAGTATTCAACACATTTTGTTAGCCTAACATC